TCAAATCCCTCCCTCGCTACCACCTAACTTCTTGATTTTGCTCGTTTGACCCAAACCGCCTTCCGGCGGGTTTGACGTTTCTGGCCTCTGGGTTTGACGGCCGCCCGCGCTTCGGCGCGCAAACTCGGCGTCCAGCGAAGCCACCAGCGCTCGCATCTTCGGTGCCAAATCCGCACCCTTCGCATAGTGCCGGGCCATCTCGATCGTGCGCTGTCCGAGCGCGTCGGCGATGGCTCTCTCGTCGTGCCCGATCTCGCGTAGCACGACGGCCAGGGTGTGCCGCAGCCCATAGAGCGTGAGGCCTGGCTGCACCCTCCCCGCCTTCTCCAGCTTCAATCGAATCGGCCGCCACGACGCGCGGAATCCGCTGAGCGTCCAGGGTTTGCCCTCGGAGTTCGCGCACAGGGTCGGCGCCGTGTGCTCCGGCGCGGCGGCCAGGATCATCGTGAGCGGTAGCGGCGCGGGCCAGAACACTGGCTCGCCTGTCTTGGCGCGACTCGTCGACAGCTCACCATCGCGAAAGGCCTCCCGCGGTAGGCCGAGCGCCTCCTTCGGTCCGAGGCCGGTGAACATCATCAAGGCGACCGGAGTGAGGATGTGCGGCGGCGCGGCGGCCAGCACAGCTTCGCGCTCGGCGTCCGACCAAGGGCGGTTGGCGTCGGGCTCACCCTTCTTCTTGCGCAGATCCTTGATGCCGGTGGCCGTGTTCGCCGGCAGGTGGCCGCGCTCCGACCCCCAGGCGAACATCAGCGACAGCACCGCCTTCACGTAGTTGCCGAATCGACGCCCCTTCCGCTCGGCCGCGCGGTCCCTGACCTTCACCACGAAAGGGCGCGTGAACCGCTCAAGGTCTGTGCCGTCGATGTCCTTCAGATAGTCGAGGACCTTCTGGTAGTCGGCGCGCGTCTGCGGGGCCAAGTCGGTGAAGGCCGCGTGCGCGCGGTAGGCGACGATCAGGCTGCCGAGCGTGCCGGCCTTGGGCGCAGCGGCGGTCTCGGCGCTCTTCCCGATCCGCGCCACCTCCGAGAAGAACGCAGCGGATCCAAGCGGCGCCTTCTTCAGGTCGATCTTCTCGCCGGTCGTCCGGTGGTAGCACCGCATCGCGCCGTGCCGGTCCGCGAAGATCTTGAACCCCTTCACTCGGATGCGCGTCACCCGAGCCTCGCCAGGATATCCTCGTCGCTCTCCTGGTTCGCCTCGCGTTCCGGCAGCGCCTCGAAGAATAGATCGACTTGTGCGCGATCCCAAAGCACGCGCGAGCCAACCTGCTTCGGCCGAGGCATCAGCCTCTCTCGTACCATCTCGTCGAAGGTGGTCACGGAGACGCCGACGTAGCGGGCGGCCTCCAACCGCGAGATGCCCTTGGGTGCGAACGGAAGTGCGGGGCGCTCCGGCCGTTCGGATGTGCGAACGCTACGCGGCACTGCTCCCTCCCAGGTACGGCAACAGCGGTGTCAGCTCGCGCTTCTCGTGTGCGAGCCGCATGTCCTCGCGGACGGCCTCGCCGAAGGTGACGCTGGCGCCTGGCGGCACCGTGTTGGCGAGGAACTCGTCCTCGAACACCACGATGCCGACCTCGACTGCCTCCAGCTTCGCCTTGATGACCAAGGCGAGCGCCCGCCAGCGCGACCGGCAGGCCTGCTCCCATGCGGTCTCGGCCGCCGAGGCGGATCGATCGCGGCCGGTTTCGGTTTTCGTGAAATCGGCGTCTTTCGGATCTGGCATCGCGCGCCGGAACAGGATCCGCCGGCCGCGCATGGTGAAGTGGATCGCGGCCTGCGTGTCGCTCTCCATGTGGGCGAACTCGCTGGCGCCGTGGCGCCGAACGGTGGTCCGGACCTCGGAGATGCTGCGGTCCATCGGGACCGACGTGTCGGCGGCGTAGCGGCGGCTCATCAGAAAATGCCCTCCTGACGCGTCGCCCCGCATTTTGGGCAGCGATAGCGTTGCTCCGCGGTTTCCAAACGTCTGCCGGGCCGCACGATCAGATTGCCTTCGGGGCGCCAGTCGTGTCGGCACCCGTTCTGACGGAAGGCGCGGGCGGCTCCGGCAATCGTCTCGATCAGCTTCGATAGCGGTCTCACGCGGCCCTCCCGCTCGTCGCCTCGGTCGGCCGCTCGCCGCGCTCGGCCAGCGCCTCGAGGTCCGGGATCATCTCGGCCCGGATCTCGCGCCGCTCGTAGCTCCAGCCAGGCAGCAGCTCGTGGATGTAGCGTCCGGCCCTGCCGTTGATCCGGTGGAAACCGGGCAGGTTCGCCCAGCTCTCCCACCATTCGCCGCGGCGGGGGCGCGCGAGGTCGACATGCGCCACAGTCTTCGCGCCCATGGTCGATGGGTCGGCAATCGCGTCGCGCAGGGCTCGGGCGGCTTCACCCGCGCGGCGGCGCTCGTCGTCGATTGGCGGCGGGAGGGGCTTCGGGGCGCGCTTCGTCATGCTGCGCCTCCGTTGTCTTCGCCGCTGATGGGCAGCGCTCGAATGTCCTCGGCGATGCGGCGTGCGGCGGTTTCGCCGTCCGTCGGCGGGTTGCCCTCCATTGCATCCGCGTGACCGTGAGCGACGTCCTGCGCTGCCTGTCTCATCGCTGCGGCGGCGCATTGGATCTCTAACGCCGTGCCGCCAGCCAGCACGGCCTCGATCACCGCGAGGTGACGCCTCATCTCGGGCCCACGAAGGGAAACGGGGCCGTTCGTGCCAGGATGGGGCCGGAAGTACTCTAGCGCCTTCGCGAGGTCCCCGTGGCCTAGAGCGGCCGCATGGGCGAGAAGCTTGGGATCCGTACTCATTCCGCGGCCTCGGCGATCGGCGCGAGCGGCTGCCACCGGATCAGCACGCCCTCGAACACCTCGACGCCGGGATGCTCGGCCGCCCAGAAAGCGACCATGGCGGACCAGTCGCGGAAACCGTCCTGTCGGGCGAAGGCGTCGAGGTCCTCCTGGGTCCGGATCCAGCCGCCGTTGGCGAACACGATGCTGTCGCGCAGGTGCAGCTCGATCGGCCAGACGGCGATGCAGGGCGACTCTCCGAGCTTCGTGCACTGGCGGGTTCGCATACCGCTGTAGAGCTGGACCTGCTCGCCTGGGCGGGCGTGCCGCGATCGGCCGAGGCGCTCGGCCCGGATGGTCTGGGTCTTCGTGTTCGCCAAGATCGGCGGACCGAATTGCTTCTTGAAGCTGTAGGCGACCATTAGGAGCGCACCTCCGGCATGCCATCGTGCCTCACGCCGTCGAGGAGGCGGCCGGCAGGCAGGCACTCAGACCGAGAGTGCAACCTTAGAGTAACGACCTGCTGCGCATCCTCCAGCGTACTTTGGAGAAGCAGCAAATGGCTTGGCCCGTCGATCCTCAAAACCTCGACGATCTGAACAAGGTGCGGGCGTTGATGGCCAGCGCTGAGCGCCTGAAGGTTCAGGATCTGGTCACGGCCTGCATCCGTCGGATCTCCGAGCTCGAAGGACGACAATTTGCCGATCCGATCGAAAGACGCTTTTGGGAGATCATCTCCGTTTTTGAGGAACTGTTGACAAAAGAGAATGGGCGTACGTCGCGTGCATCCCGCACTCGAGAGAAAGTGAAACGAGTAGGTGTCGTGCAGACGCTCAATGATCTCGCTGCATCTAGCCAACCTTCTGGAGGCTTCCATAGACTCGTTGACGCCGGCCTGTCGGACTATTTGTTCGAGTACCTTATTCTCGAAAACCCCGAGCGCTTTACCCCGCAAGCAGTCGGCAAAGCCAGCAAACGCCTGACGGCGCATAAATTGCCTCTCAGGCGAGCGGCCTAACTGATGCCTTGTCGGGCTCTCACTCGACAACAACGGTGTATCCTGAAGCAAAAATTTAGATCCCGATCGAAACATATTCAGTCTGAAAAAATGCAGGCCCGTGGGAGAGCTTGGGTGAGATCGATCGTTGATTATTTGAAGAAAAATCCGCCAATACTCATATTTATTATCGGAGTTGCAATAGCTGCAATTACGGCGACCGGCGCCTCCATGGCTGAGATATGTAGAGAAACAGGTTTCGATAATAAGGCCGGCTCTGTTCAGCTGGGATGTCTCGATTTTTGGCTCAACCGCTATCAAACAATGCTGGCCGTGGTAGCGGCAGTCGTCACTGCCATTATCTACGGCCTCCAGCTCAGAAGCATGAATGAAAGCCGCATGGAGATGGAAAAAGCACGATCTGTGCAAGTCTACGACTTGATCGTGAGGAGATCTCAGGAAATTGTTTCGTTCGATCCCGTGCACACTCGCCTTGCTGATACTAATAGGGTCGCGCTGGAGATTGAATGGAAACTTGCCGCCTATCGCGGCGGGGATCGTAATATTTTTTCGGAGGTCCACAACCAAATAAGGGATCAGATAGGTGCGCTTGGCGAGATTATTGGAGAAATCTCCGATTTTGAGGGGAAATATTTCGGGGGGCCCGAACTGGTCGGCTATGTCAGTCCCGTTGTTGCTTCGCTCAGGGACATGAATCTTCTTGCTGTCAGTTTTATTAGAGATAGTAGCAGGGCTGCAAGCCCTGGATATCCATATATCGCCAATGCTAAGCAGAGTGAGATTGTTGGGCTTCTCGGTGACCAATGGGCGGAGCGCAGAAATGAATTCAGTCGGCACGTAGTTGCACTTGGCAAAGCACTTCTTGAGGCTAGAAGGGCCAATCATCAGCTTGCAATCAAGCTCAATGGGGCGCTCATTTCCTGAATATTCACGATATGGAAACAGGGCCCGTGGTCTTTCGGTTCTAGACACCGCACATCCCCTCGCACTCGTGCGCGAACTCGCCGCCGAACAGCGGCAGGGCCGGCTCGGACCGGTCAGCGATCTCCAGCTGCCGCTTGCTCTTGTGCAGGAACAGCTCACCATGGAAGCGGGCGACTTGGGCAGGCTCGCGCAGCCACCTGTCGAGGTCCACGACGAACGACCACTCCGCCGGAACGGCCTGGATGCCGCGCCAGCCCGCATTGCTCTGGAAGGGGCAGTAGATGCAGCGGGACTGCGGCGGCAGCGGATAACCGTGCGTGGCGAGCCAGCGCTTGCAGTCCTCGCGCGAGATGAAGCGCTCGATCAGCGGGTGCCGGTTCGTCAGGAATGCGGCGCCGGACGGCTTCATCCGTATCGCCTCGTCGGTCGAAATGCCGACCCGCATCTCTACCGCGCCGGGCGCGATGTAGCCGCGCGGACCGACATCCAGCAGACGCCGCACCTCGCGCCGGATCGGGCGAAGCTTGTAGTTCCGGGTGCACTGGCGACCCGACATGCCGCCTGCACCGACGTGGCACGGGATCCGGGCGAGGTCTTCGCCGGCCTGGAGGCGCTCGCTGAGCTTGTCAGCGGAGACGATGTGCACCGGGAAGGGCAGCACGTTGCCCGATGCGAGCCAGTGCAGGTGCTCGTAGACGGCGGCCGGCTCATCGCCCGTGTCGGCGAAGATGGCGCAGTCCGGCATCGGGCCGATCTCGCCATGCGCTGCCATGAGCGCGAGCGTCGTCGACTGGACGCCGGCGCCGAGCGAGAGGACGCGCAAGACCGGCGCGTTCAGGCCCTCAGACATCGAACATCTCCGCAATGTCGCGATCGACAGGCAGGCCCATGGCTCGGTTGAGCGTGGCCTCAATCACGAGGTCGGCCATGCTGGGCTCGGGGTCGCGGCCTTGGCGCCGCGCGCGGCGCTCAGCCTCGCGGACGAAGACCGGGTGATCCGACACGCAGAAGCGGGCGGCCTCGAGCCCGTGCTTCGCCTTCAGGTGCGAGAACAGCAACCCAGTGCTGGCGAGCGTGCGGGGGCAGCGGGGGCAGCGGAGCGCGGTCATGATCTCGCCACCGCAACCGCTTCGGTCGTTGCTGCGCTGCAACAGACAGGTAACCAAGCGGTCCCTACCCTGGGCGCTTCCACCTGGAGGACACGCTCAGCATGGCCAACAAGCACTTCACTCACGCGTCCACGCACCCGACGGCCACGATCCGCCTCGGCAGCTTCGACGTGCCGTGCACGATGCTGTCGTCCAGCGAAGCGACCGCCCACGTGCGCGTGGTCACCGCCGGCGGCATCCCAGAGCACCTGACCTTCATGCGTGATGGCGAGGTCTGGCGCGCCCGTGTCGCTCTGCGCAAGCAGGGCCCGCTTGGCTTGGACCTTTGGCTCGATCTCCAGGTGGCGCAGGACGCTCGCGCGGCCTGAGATAGGCTCACCCACCGCCTCGCACATGAATCGTGCCACCGCCGCGCAACCGCACGCGGCCAGCGGCATCAGCACGCCACCGTCGTCCGGATCGGGGCCGCCCATGTCGTCGCCGAAGTCGATGTCGTCGGCCTCGTCACTCCAGCAGTCCGGCTCGCGGCAGCCGTCGCAGCCGCACCGGTCGAACACGTCGCTGCCGCAGCAGTAGTTCCCGCACGCGTTGCACATGGTCAGATGTCCCTCTCGGGCTGATCGGCGGGCGCAGCGCGCGCGGCGTCTTCGGCCTTGAGGGCGCGGTGCGAGGACACGAGCGCCCAGACGGCGCCGGCCAGGGCGAGGCTGATGACGATCCCGATGAAGAGGCTGGGCCAGGACATCAGGCGGCCTCCTCGGCCGGCGGCGCGAAGCCGGGGAAGCCATCGTCGTCGGCGACGTCCGCGCCGGCTGCGATCCGCTCCAGCTCGGCGCCGATCTCGTCGAGGACGCGATCAGCCCGCTCGGGAAGCCCGTCGCGGAACGCCCGCAGCGCATCGCTACCCTTGGCGGCCTCGACCCTGGCCGCGGCGAACATACGCTCGCGCGGGCCCGGCTGGCGCGTGGCCCCCTGCTCCTCGCCAGCAGGCGCAACTTCGCCTTTCAGCTTCTCCGGCGCCGGCCTGCGCTCCTCGGCCAGCGGCTTCACCGTGAAGGGCTTGCGGCTGCCCTTCTTGTCCGTGAGCGCCATCGTGACGACGCCGTCGATGTCGGACATGTGGCTGATGCGGATGCCGCCGACGTCCACACCGCCAAACCGGACCTTGTCGTCCCGGTAGAGCGTCATCCGTCGTCCGACGTAGCGGGTGGTGTCGTTGCCCCACACTTTCACGAGCACGCGCCGCATGGAGAGGCCTGGCTTGTACGGCTTGCCGTCGTCGCCCTCGAAGAAGATGGACGCGGGCTGATCCGCCCCCTTGGAGATGGAGACCTGCCGAACCTTGATGGTGCGCGGGCCTCCGATCAGGTCGTCGGCGTTGAGCTGGTCGCTGCGCGGCGCGATGGTCTGCGAGAGATCGTTCATCAGATCATCTCCCTGTCGACACGCTGGGTCGGGATGCCGCCGGCCCACGAGACGGCGTCGCGGTAGCGGCTCATCGCGTCGCGGAGCCGCTGTTCGAAGTCGCCGGCGGCGTCGACGATCGCCTGCTGGATCTTCTCGTCCGGGTAGGCGCGGATCACCGCGAGCGGCAGGCCGCCGGAGTACGAGACGAGGTCACACCAGAGCCGCTCGGAGACGAGGAGACCGGTCTGGATCTGGAGGGCGTATTCGGCCGGGATCGTGCCCTCGGGCACGTGCACCAGCCACGTCTCGATCTGGTACTTCTGCCGACGCGACTTGCACTCCACGAGGCCGTCGCTGCCGACCAGCGCGTCGGGCGAGTAGCCGAGTGTGAAGCCCCACCGGTTGTTGGTGATTAAGCCGACGGTCTCGGTCTCGGCGTAGTGCTTCGCGTAGAGGGTGAGCGCCTCGACCTCGTCGTCCCGGCCGCGCAGCATGTCGTCGCTGACGTACCGGGGCTCGACGAACTTCGTGATGCGCTGGGCGAGCAGCTCGTACAGGTGCGAGCGCTCCTTCTCGTTCCGCGCCACCTTGAGGGTCGGCGTGAGGATCAGCGACATCTCGCTGGCGGTGAGCATCCCGCAGCGGGCCGCAGCCCATTCCTCGGTGCCCTGATAGAGGCCGGCGTGGATGCGCACCGTGGACGGGCGCGCGGGTGCGTCGGGGGCGAGCAGCGCCATCGTCACGCCTCTGCGGTGATGGGCAGGCCGGCGACGCCGAGCCCAGCGTTGATGGCGGCGGCGAGCATCTCGGCCCGCTCGCGGTCCATGCCCGGCGAGCCGGTCGACAGGATCAGCGCGAACACCGTCCCGTCGGCGTCGGCGAGGCCGCGCAGGGTGCTCTCGCAGACACGGACCGGCGCCCGGATGCCGAGGAAGGTCGCGCGCTGGGCGGGCGTGACGGCGCGTGGCTCGGGCATCTCGAAGGGGAGCACGGAGCGGGTCATCACGGCCTCGGTTTGGGTGAAGGGCGGGAGGGTCATTGCGCCCTCCCCTGATCGGGGCGGCGGAACACGGCGGCGCGCTTCGCAACCATCTCCGGGAGCTCCTCGGCGATGACGCTTGCGAGCAGCGTCGAGGCGGTGGGATCGCCCTGGGTCGTGGCGGCGATCGTCGCGGCGAGCGCCGACGCGACGATGTGCGTGAGGTCGGCGCAGGCCTCGAACCCGCGCGTCTGCCGGATCTCTTCGAGGCAGAGGTCGAGGAGCCGCTTCTCGAAGCTCATCCGCGCCTCCCGGCGGCTCGGAGCCGCGTGCGGGCGTCGGCGAGCACGGTGACGTCGTCGCGCCCGTCGAGGTCGACGCGGGTCTCGGCGGTGAAGAGCGCGATGCCGGCGGCCATGCTGGCGGCCGTGGCCTTCTCCAGCGCCTCCTCCAGGATGAGCTCGACGACGGCGCGCGGCTGGTCGAGGCCGGTCCGGGCGAGGAGGACCTGCAACTCGCCGACCTGGCCCTCGAGGGTGCGCAGGATCGCGTAGAGGTCGGCGCTGTTGCGCTCGGCCATCCCGTGGGCCGCAACGTGCCGCGGGAGCGCGTGGGCGATCTCGCTGTAGGTCGGCAGGCCGAGCAGCGCGGCCCGCTCGTCCACCGCCGCGATGAAGACCTCCTGGTTGAAGGTCAGAGGCTGGGTCGCGCTCACCGGACGCCTCCATCCTGCAGGTTGCTGACGAGGGCGCGGTCCGCACGGAAGGCGGCGAGCTGCTCGCGCATGTCGGCGATCCAGGCGCTGTCCTCGCCCCCGCAGCGCCCGAACGAGCCGAGGTGGCCGTGGTCGAAGGCGCGGAGGAAGCTGGCGACAGCGTCGGCCAGGGCGACGCCGCTCGGGAAGGCGACGGGCTCCAGCGCGTCGAGGCTCTCGGCCGGCAGGGCGTGCCGGTGCGCTTCACGGAAGGCGTTCATGCTGCCTCGCGGAGTTGATCGGCCTCGAAGTCCGCGATGGCGGCCATCTCGTCGGCGGCTTCCAGCGCGAGGGAATCGGCGTGGTCCTGGGCGGCGAAACAGGCCTCGGCCCAGCAGTCGAAGTCGTCGCCGAGGGGCCCGTAGGGGCCGCGCAGGGCGTAGCCGGCGGAGGAGCCGGTGATCCGGTAGCCGGCGGGGAGGTCGAGACGCGCCATGGTCAGGCCGCCTCAGACGCGTCGTCGAAGAAGCCGGCGACCGGCACGCCGATCCGAAGCGCGGCGCCCTGGAGCATGCCGCCCGACCAGCGGTTCGCGCCGGCCTCGTACTTCTGGATCTGCTGGAAGCTGATCCCGAGAGCGGTCGCGAGCTGGGTCTGGCTGACGCCGGCCGAGAGGCGAGCGGCTTTCACGCGCTCGGCGATGCGACGGTCGGCGTCGCTGACGATGCGGCCGCCCATCAGCGGGCGCCCCGGACAGCGGCCACGTGCTGGGCGATGAACGCCGGCGCGAACGGGCCGAGGCCGACCGTCAGAATGCCGAGGCCGACGTAGGTCAGCACCTCGGGGAGCGGCGCGGTCGAGAGGTAGATTTCGAGGGCGGTGAGCATCTGCGGCTCCATCGGCTCGTAGGGAGGCGATGGAGGGACGGTATAACCGTGGTTGTTGGTTGTCAACTACCGAATTACCGCAGCCGGTGTTCGGTGGTTGTCCACAGGTCGCACTCTACAACCGCAGTTGACTTACGGTAGAACGAACGAGGAACATCTGGACCGGGCGTTACGTCCCGGGAGCACCTGATGAAGTCGCAAAGTAGCGTCGAGAGAACGTTTTACGTGGTGCAGAGCTTCACTCGGGACCAACAGGGCGTCCGGATGGATCCTCCTCAGGAGGCGAGGACCGAGGCCGCGGCGGTTCGAATGGCTGAGCGCATCGCGCCGCGGAAAGCTTCCGTGATGGTCTTCGCTCGGACAGGCAATCCCGAGACAGGCGAGTTCGACGAGCCGCGTGTCGTCCGGAGCCTCGGCGAGGCGAACGAGGAGGACCTGCCGTTCTGAGGGCTACCGGAAGTTCTTCGATACGATCCGGTGGCGGGTCGACCATTCCTCGCGGTCGAGACCGAAATCTTTCGACGGTGAGTACTGCCGTACGTGCCACTCGCTATCAGAGGCGCCGAGATAGCGCTTTACCATAGCGCGAGGCTCATCGGCTTTCGAGCTGTAGAAAACGCAAGACGTGTTCGCCAGAACTGGCAGCCGTGGATTGACGAAAAGCGTATCGCCCGGCTCGAATTCCGGCACCATGGACTCACCAACTAGATAGATGGCGTAGCCGTCTTTCACGCCTTGCAAGATCGGCGGCCGCTTGGCGCTACCGATCGGCTCGCGCTCGATGATGAGCGCGCCGGCTCCGCCTTCCGCCGCCGCGTAGAGCGGCACGTCGCCGACAAGGCCGGCAGCCGCCGCCCAGTAGGCCGGATCACGCGCATATTCAGGGACAGGCGCGGCGCTCGCCGGCGCTGGGCGCTGCGGCGGCCGCGACCGGCCGAACGCCTCCTCCGGCATCGTGGACGGGTCGATGTCCAGCGCCTCGCAGAGCTTCGCTAGGTGCTCGGTGCTGCGGACCTGGCCGACCTCGATCTTCGCGATGGTGGCCTGAGACACGTCGATGAGCTTGGCCAAGGCCTTCTGGCCCAAGCCCTTTCGGATGCGCGCCTCGCGGATCTCTTCGTGCCAGCTCATCGTGTGGAATCCTACAACCTCGGTTGTGGAACTGCTCGGGAATTCTGGTTGTTGACAACCAACAACCGAACCGATCATATTCTCGGCCATGACGGACGTTCGCCCTCTCATCGAAGCCGCGATCCGCGACCGTGGATCGGAAGCCAGGCTGGCCAAGGCCTGCGGGGTCTCTCAGGCGGCCATCAACAAGGCAAAGCAGGTTGGGCGGTGCTCGCCGAACCTCGCCGTGCGGATCGAGAAGGCATGCGGCATCAGCCGGCGCCTTCTCTGCCCCGAGTTCTTCCGGATCCCCGGTGAGAACGGCGCGCCTATTGAGGGGGCGGCGGCGTAATGCGCCGCGCCTTCCTCCTCGCCGCGACGCTCGTCCTGGCCGGCTGCGAGGCTGACCCGATCGCCGCCCGGGCGACCCTGACCGAACTCGGCTTTCACGGGATCGCGCTCTCGCGGGCGCCGCTGACCGGTCGGCCCTGCGCGTGGGGCGAGCCCTTCGCCGTGCGGTACCGGGCCGTGACCGAGGACGGCCGCATCGTGAACGGCACCCTCTGCTCGGCTGATGAGGCGACCGAGGACGCGCGTCTGCTCCCCGATGCGGAGGGCCGGCGCTGATGGGGCTCGCATCTCTCCTCCTCGGCTCGTGGTGCGTCCTGAGCTGCACCGCTGGGCGCGCCCTGATCTCGGGTGGTCCGTCTGACGCGCTGGTTCGCCGCGCGAGCCACGTCGGCCTCGTTGTCGGCGCCGGGCTGATCGTCTGCGGCGGAGCGCTCCAGTGAGCGCCGCCCCTCGCCTTTCGCCGCGTGCCCCTGCCGTCGCCAGCGTCGAGGCCGCGGCCTCGGTGGCGGTCTCCCTCCGGACGACTGCCATGCCGCAAGCCCTCACCGCCGCCGATCGCCTGATGCAACTCGCGCGGATCCTCCGCTTCGGCGCCTCGGGGCTATTCCTTGAGGTGGAGCAGATCCAGCGCCGCCGTCCCGAGGAAGCGGCGACGGGCCGGAGCGCGGACATCGCGCTGCTGGCGCTCGGGATGCACGAAGCGGCGCAGGAGCTGGATCGCCAAGCGGCGGATGCGGACCTGCAGGCCTACCTTGCGCACCGCGCCGCCGGCGGCGACGTGCTGCTGCTCCCCCTTGCGGTTGTCATTCGCGAGCCGGAGCAGCCTCGGCCCGCGACGAACGATGCCGGCACACTGAAGTGCGTCGTTCGCGCGGTTGGCCGCTTCTTCCGGAAGGCGGCCTGAAATGTCGCTGCCCGTGCACATCGCCGGTTCTGCCGTTCTCGTCCGCGAGAACTGTAACGCACGGGCCATGACATCGTCTTTACTGGCTGTCGCACGGCTGTGCACAGCTTCCTCCCATCGCAGCGGTCGCAGGTTCACGCCTCCCGCCAGCGAGCGACCCGGCCGAGACCATCGCAAACTCGGACCCTCGGCCGGGTCGTCCCTTCTCCTGCGCGCCCGTCCCTGCCGCCAAGCCAGCGGTCGCGCTGTGTGTCGTGCGTACCCTCAAGAACTCCCTCTGCATGTCGGCCCTCTCCATCCGTGGTCACAAGTAACCACGGACGGATTTGCTGATGTGCAAAAGGTTTTTGCGGAAAGCTCAAATGCCAGACGCTGACGTGATCCGGGCGCGTAGCGCCTTCGACGAGCTGTTGCGCCTCGAGATCCGCGGACCAGGCGACACGGCCAACGCCATGCGCCGGATCGCGACGCGCGCCGCCATCCCCTTCGGGAAGCTGTGGGCGCTCCGGTACCGGCCGCCCAAGGAAATCGCCTCGCACATCCTGGCGCGGATCGAGGCCGCCCACGCCGCCGAATGCGAGCGGCAACTCAGGAGGCTCGCCCATGACGTCCAGGTCACCGCCGCCATCGCTGGCCCTGCGCACCCTGCTGTGCGCGCGGGTGAAGCTCTTCTTCGTGCGGCAGACCGCCCGGCTGAAGGCGCAGCTGCGCGCGTGGCGCGTCCGCTTCGCCAGCCGGTTCAAGCGCTTCCGGTGGAACTGAACGACCTGCCGCTGTGGCGGGCCGCGAACGAGGAGGAGTGAACGATGGAGTGCGGATCGAAGGATTCCGGCAGCGACGTGGTGCCGTCGGATCAGGGCGTTATCGTCGGCAGCTCCCTGCCGCCGTTCGCGCCCACGCACGTCTCGCACAAGCAGGTCGAGGCCTATCCGATCGCCGCGGCCGAGTTCCGGTCGGATGGTTCCGGGCGCATCGCGCTGAAGGGCGGTGCTGTTGTCGATGTGCCGGCCGGCTTCGCCTCACGTGGGGCACCGCAAGAGGGCGATTACCTCGTCCGGTACGCCCCGGTCCCCGGGCAGAGCGATGGCTACCTCTCGCACTCGCCGCGCAGCGTGTTCGAGGCGGGCTATGCGCCGGTCTCGCAGCAAGCCGACGCCCGCGGTGAGCCGGCGCTGTCGCTCGGCGAGACGCAGGCGATCGTCGAGACGAAGACGGCGCCTCGCGTCACCGAAGCGTCGATCAAGGCCAAGATCGCCGATGTCGAGTACTTCCGCGTCCGGCACCTGACGATCTGCATCATCACGCTGCGGAACGGCTTCTTCGTCGAGGGCCACAGCGCGCCAGCCGCCCCGGAGAACTACGACCAGCAGGTCGGCGAGCGCTACGCCTACGACAATGCCTTCCGGCAGCTCTGGCCGCTCGAAGGGTACCTACTTCGGCAGTCCCTGGCGGATGCCGGTCGATGAAGGCCCGTCGCGACTTCCGACAGATGGCCGGTCTGCGCTTCGGCGGCCTCGTGGCAATCGAGGCGGTCCGCACCTCCCGCGGAACCGCCGCTTGGCGGTGTCGCTGCGACTGCGGCGCCGAGTGCGCGAGGCGCGGCGGCAATCTCCGGAGGACACCGGCGCCGGTCGGATGTGATGCGTGTGCTGCCGCGTCCCGGATTACCGCTCGCCGTACGCACGGGGCGGTCGGCACGCCCGAGTATGGGATTTTCATGACAATGAAGGCCCGTTGCACGAACAAGGCGGCGAAGAAGTACGCCAATTATGGCGGTGCTGGCATCCGGTGCCTGTTCACGAGCTTCGAGCAGTTCTTGGCCGAGATCGGTCCTCGTCCGACGCCGAAGCACACTGTGGATCGTAGGGACACGTTCGGAGACTATGCGCCGGGCAATGTCCGCTGGGCCACTCAGGCCGAGCAGCAGAAGAACAAGCGGCCGCGCCGCCGTGTGTTCGGCCTGACCCGCGAGAACTTCCTGGGCTTGGCCCGCGCGCCCCTGTCGTTCGGAGCCTGACCATGTCCGACGGCGCCTTCGTCACCACCCTGCCGACGCACTTCGCGACCCTGCGCGAGGGCGTCGAGAAGCACGTGCCCTCGACCGCCGCGAACGTGCTGGTGCGGAACGGGCTGCTCACGCTCCTCGTCTGGGCTGAGCGGATGGCGGAGATGCTGGCCGAGAAGACGCCGGCGCCCGCGCAGCAGCAGCTCCACCCGCCGCTCAACAACTGGTCTCAGCCGGTCGAGGAGCCGTGTGTGCCGCGCCGCCACGGCCACGACCCGCGCCTGCCAGGCAACCGCCCACACCCCTGAAACGAGAACCGCCCGGCCTGCGCGAACAGACCGGGCGGACGATGAAATCCCCTGCGACGGGTTGAGCTATGAAGGCCACAAGATCTTCCCCCGATCAAGTCTCGGCCGCCGATGGCGTCGCCGCGGATGAACTTCGACAGTTCATCGAGCGGATCGAACGGCTTGAGGAGGAGAAGGCCGGCATCCTCGGCGACATCAAAGAGGTGTTCGCCGAAGCCAAGGGCCGCGGCTTCGACACGAAAGCGATGCGGACCATCCTCCGCATCCGCAAGCAGGATCACTCCGAGCGCCAGGAGCAGGAGGCAATCCTCGAGCTCTACATGCAGGCCCTGGGCATGCTGGCCGACACGCCGCTCGGCCGCGCCGCGGTGAGCCGCGAGTTCGCGGAGGCCCGCATCACAATCTCCGGGCCGGGCATCGAGCCGGTCGAGACTACCGGCGCTGGCCTCGCCCGCGCATCGGCCTCGCTCGGCGTCGAGGCGCACGCGCAGCGCAACCGCCGCGGCGGCTCTGCCGCTCGCCAGATCGACCTCGAAGACGCCATCGCGTCGAGCCGATGATCGCCATGCGCCGCCCCATCGCCTCCCATGGCCCCGTGTTCGCGCCACCCGGCCGCCGCGTGGTCGATTCCGTGACCGTGCTCCTGCCGGTCCCGCCCTCGGTGAACGTCCTCTATCGGCACGGCAGGGGCAAGGGGCCGCATCGCTCCGACGTCTATCGGGCGTGGATCGACGGCGCCGGCTGGCGCCTCCAGGCGCAGCGGCCGGGCCGGGTGCCGGGCGCGTACGTCCTGCTCCTGGCCGTGCCGCGCTCGTCCCGCATGGACCTCGACAACTCGGTGAAGGCGATCTCCGACCTGCTCCAGCGGCACGGCGTCGTCGACAACGACCGGAACGCGGTGCGGGCGCTCCTGGAGTGGCACGCCGAGCACGATGAGGTCGCCGCCACGGTGCGCGGCCTCTCGGATGGCGCCGCTCTTGAGCCGATCGCCCCTGTGCGCCCTCCGCTGGAGGCGGTGGCATGACATGGCACCGCCCCATCCTCGCGGGCCGCGCGCTCTCCGGCAGCATCTCCCTCGTCGTGCGCGCCAGCGCCGAATCCTCGCGCCTGCGGAGGTCCGCACTGTGACCCATCGCGAGAACAAGGCGCACGCGCACGCGGAGCGGGGGAACGACCTCTACGAGACGCCGGCCGTCGCCGTGCGGGCTCTGATCGGGACCGAATGGCTGCCACAACGGATCTGGGAGCCAGCCTGCGGGCCCGGCGCCATCGTGCGCGAGCTGTACGCGGCCGGGCACGACGTGCTGGCCACCGACCTCGTTGACTATGGCTGGAAGGGGCAGGTCTCGGACGTCGACTTCCTGAAGGTCGACGCGGCCCCTGACGGCATCGACTGCATCGTCACGAACCCGCCCTACAAGGACGCTCGCGCCTTCGTGGAGCAGGCAGTGCGGCTCTGCCCGCGCGTGATGATGCTGCTGCGGTTCTCGTTCTACGAGAGCATCTCACGCGGCTCCATCCTCGACACCGGCACGCTGGCCCGGGTGCATTGCTTCCGCAAGCGCCTGCCGATGATGCACCGCGACGGCTGGGTTGGCCCGAAGGCCTCCTCGAACATGGCCTTCGCGTGGTTCGTCTGGGACCTCTCTCATCGCGGCCCGACGCAGCTCAGCCGCATTTCCTGGGAGGACTTCACCGACGAAGCCGGCGCCGATCCCCTCCTCATGGCCGCGGAGTAGGCGATGGCGATCCGTTCAGAAGCCCTTCGCGCGCTCGTGGCGGCCGGAGCGTCGGCCGAGATGCTGCTCGCGGTGATTGAGGCAGACGAGAAGGCTGCGGCTGCCGAGGTCGATGCGAAGACCGAGAAGCGTCGAGCCCAGACCGCAGCTCGGGTGCGCAAGCACCGTGAAACGCACCGTAACGCTGGTAACGGCGGTAACGCGTTACCCCCCGTCCCCTCCCCGGATGGTCCACCCCCTCCTCCTGCACCTCCACCCCCACCCCTTAACCCCTCCCCGACCCCCGGTTCCGACCCTGACGGGTCGGCCGACGATGTCGGGCAAGCTGGCGCAGGCGCGGCCGAGCAGGCCCGAGCCTTCCGCCGGGAGCTGCTGACCCGGGGTGCCGCGCTGATCTGCGCGAACACCGGCCGGTCCCAGCGGTCCGCCCTGGCACTGATCGGCCACTGGCTGGCGATCGCCCAGGACGAGGCGGTGGTGGTGCTCGGCCTGATCGAGGACGCCGACGGCCGCGAGCTGGCCGACTTCACGAGCTGGGTCGACCGACGCCTCCAGGCCCGCCGCGAAGCCACCGGTCGGCGCCCGGACCGCGGACGCCCCGCCCAGCCAGCGCCTACGGGTCTCGCCGCCCGCCTCATCCGCCAGCACGCCGCATCTCAGATGGGAGCCTACGATGTCGAACCGCCTGCCATCGACGCGAACGACCCCGACGCCGGCCCAGGTCGAGGAGAGGATCTCGGCACTCCATGGCAGGCTGGAGGCGCATCCCGTCCTTCCGACCCGTTGCTGCGTGCGGCGGGACAGGGCGGCCACGACAGCCGAGCGTCGAGTGCTCTCCGACGTCGCCGAGCGGCTTAGGGCCGAGCTGACGGCGGCCTCGAATCCTCGGCACGTCGACACGGTCGTGACCCGGGTGCTGCTGGGATTCGAGCAGGGCCGCGGTCGCGGCGACGACGAGAACGAAGTGCTCGTCGCGGAGTACGTGTCGGCGCTGAAGGACCTCCCTTTGGCCGCGATTCACGAGGCGGCCGAGCGCTTCCGGAACGGTAAGACGCTGCGGCCGTGGGCGAAGCGCTGGCGGCCCTCCCCGGCCGAGTTCACCGACGAGGCGCGCGAAGGGCTGATTCCGCTCCGGATGCAACTGCTGCACATTCGGCGCGTGCTCGACGCCGAGATCTACGACGTGCCGACGGCGGAGCAGCGCGCGGAGGTCGCGAAGGCGGCTGAAGCGCACCTGCAGCGCATGCGGCAGGCCGAGCCTCCGCGGCACCGCGCTGAGACGCCGGCCGAGATCGCCCGGGCGCAGCGGGCGAAGCTGGACGAGGACATCGCCCGGCTCCGCGCGACCGGCCACGGCCCGGACATCGGCCGGCTGATGGCCCGCCTCGACCAGCGCCAGGGCCAGGTGGGAGGCGCACGGTGAGCCGGCGCCCCGATCTCTGGAAGGCCGAGCTGCGCGACCGCGAGGCCGCGCGGAAGGCGGCCGAGGCTCAGCGGGAGCCGCCGGGCGAGCACACCTGCGCCTCTTGCGGGGTGTTAGGCGCCTCGTTCGGCTATGGCGTCTTTCGGAATCGCAGCGACGGCATGTGGTCCTGCGCCAAGGGCAGATGCCGCGCCATCGTTGAGGCGCGGGCGGCGGTGCCGGCCGTGCCCGCCCGCGCGGATCCGCCGACGGCTGACCTGTTCGGCCGCTCGGCCGCGTGAGGAGAGCACGTACCCGGTGCTGATGGCGAACCCGCTGAGGATCGAAGGCCCGGACCCGCCGGCCATGACGTGCGCGGACGTGGAGCGGTGGCTGGTAGCGGCGTTCATGGCCTTCACCAGCTCGGGCATCTTCAGCGTGCGGCCGAACCGGCTCCAGCCGAACGACCCGCAGGAGATGCGGGCGACCTTCGACTGGATCGTGTTCTCCGCCGAGGTGCTGGGCGTCGGCAGCCCGGAGCGGATCGCCCTTCTCACCTGGGCCCGCGCGAAGGCTCGGCGTCGGATTCGACGCCACCGCCGGCTCCGGCTGCTACGGGAGGTCCCGGGGGGCACCGTCACGGATTTCTGCGCCGAGGTCGGCGTCCAGCGGCGCACCTTTGACCGGCGGCGCAAGCGCGCCTGCCTCCGCCTCGCCGATGCCTGGAACGCAAAGGTCACGGGCAAGCCGGAGTGACGCAGGCATAGATCACGCTTGCGTGTGTCCAAAAACGGGACGCAGATCGGCTGTCACGGATCGACGGAAGGTCGACCGCCGCAAGGGGCACCACCGTGGCAGCGTCCAGGACCAAGGCCATCACCCTCGCCGGCTCGCCGGCAAACCACACGCACGAGCGCTTCGCTCGGCCGGAGCGGCGTCGGGATCCGCGCGGCGACCGGTACGACCATGCCGGCGCCTTCGACCCGCGCACCGACCTCTCGAAGCCGGTCAGGGGCAAGCGCGGCCCGATCCAGACGGCGGCCGTCGCGGTCGACGATCCGTGGACCCCGGGCGGTCGTTCGCTCGCCGCGGTCAACCGCCGGGTCGACGTGCTGGAGATGGAGCGCTCCCACGGGCGGCTCACGGTCTCGCAGTATGAGGTCGGGCGCCAGGTCCAGGCGATCTTCGAGCGCGCCTCCGGCGCCCGGCTCGGCTCCATGGACTTCGGGGTGCGCGGCTCGAAGGACATGACCATCGCGCACGAGCTGTCGGTCATCTACGCGATCGACGACGCCCGGCTGGTGGCGAAGCTTAAGGACAAGGTCGTCCGCGCGGTCGGCGTGCCTGGCGCTCGATTCCTCCACGAGGTGCTCACCGGCCGGCAGACCTTCGCGCAGTTCGCCGAGGCCCGCGGCAAGGGCGGCGATCGCGGCACCAGCCAGATCGCCGCGCATTTCCGGATCCTGATGGAGAACCTCGACGAGGACTTCGCGGCCGAGGGCGTGGCGAACGTGCAGGAGCGCTTCTTCCAGGGCCAGAAGACCGGCGAGGAGACCGATGCGCGCGGCCGGGCCGTCCCCGAGGGCCACGGCCAGTACTGGGGCAGCGAGGAGGCGCGCTACGCCCCGCAGGCCAAGCCGGAGGTCCAGCGGGCCGTCGCCGGTCGCGGACGGGTGCGGGACATCGTGGCGGCGCGCTGCCGGGTCGGCGGGGAGGCCTGACAGCGTGTGCAGCGGCCACCTCGCGGTCTATCCGCCGCTCGGGATGCGGCGGGTTGAGCGACCGCGCGTCCGGTACGAGCGCCTCAACCGATTTGCTGCCGACCGGATGCTCGCCGCGCGGTCGCCGGCGGCACATCGCTTCTGGAAGCGCGTCTCCGATTCCACGGTGACCGTTGAGGCGACCTGGGTGCGCGACGAGGCGTTCTACAAAGCTTGGCGTGGGCCCAATCCGTGCGGTCCGTGACAGGGAGACGTTCATGAGCCAGCATGGGGTCAGGAGGCGTCCATGCGTGAGCTCTACGACCGGCTGATCGAAGAGGGTGAAGCTGGGATTGATCGATTGATTGCTGAGGAGACACAAGAGTCCCTTCAGCTCGATTTCAAACGCAAAGAGATTGATCGAAACGGGGAATTTTCGACGAAAGATCGGCAAATATTCGCCCAGGCACTGTCCGGATTTGCCAATTCATCAGGCGGATTACTGATTATCGGTGTTGATGCGCGCCAGGGCCCGGATCGCATCGACCGAGCTCAGGCTGCTTACCCAGTAGCCGATATTCGACGATTTCTTTCTGAAGCACGCACGGAAATCGGGCAGCTCGTTCAACCTCGGCTTGAGGCGGTAAACGTGACCGCTATCGAGTCCAGCCGAACTGCAGGCGCTGGATATTTATTAGTATATATCGATCGCTCAGAGCGCCGGCCGCATCGTTCGGAGGCAAAAAATCAGAAGAGTTATTTTAAGCGTTCGGGCGCAAGCTTCTTCGAAATGGAACATTACGATATAGAAGATGCTTTTTCCCGTTCGGGAACTGCCATTCTTGAGGCAACATTCCATCCTTTAACACAATGGGCCGACCAGGATGAAGCGCATTGTATTCTAAAAGTATTTCTGTCAAATACAGGTAGCGTTATTGCAAAATTCCCATATATTGTATTTCAGAAAATAGACGGCGCAATATTGCCATTGGCCGACAATCAGCCCTGCAAAATTCAGGGCGGAACTAGAAACTATCTCGCAATTGGCGGATCTGATGACGTGATACATCCCGGAACGGAGAGATTTATGGCATATCTGCAAGTAGTGATAAAGAAAAATCCCGAAGGAAAATGGATGTTTATTCCTGCAAAGGATGGAAGATTGCTGTCTATGGATTATCTCTTCGGCTGCGAAAGTGGCCGGGCGATGAAGGGTAGCTCGAGCACTTCACCGATTGCCTTTGACCTTTATCCGTGAACGGTTTGGTTCAGCGATCGTGACACGGGCTGTCTGGTGGGGCAGCATGGGCGGGTCGGAACGGAGGTGAACACGTGGGGCTGATTGAGCTTACAGCGACCCAGTCGGGCGAGCCGATTGTGATTAACCCGCAGCAGATCGTTTCCTACTATGGTCAGCGGCTGACCGCCGACAGAGCGGATGGGACGAGGATTAACCTTACTGCAGCTGCTGTCGGAACGATGACGTACGTGACGGTTCAGGAGTCGCCGGAGCAAATTGCTGAGATCCTCAATCTCGCAGGGGTGGGGGTTCATCGCGCCCGTTCTTGACCCGTCGGGCGAAACCCGGCAAAACCCGATCGTCGCGAGACGCACGCCCGGGGCTGAAAAGCCGCCGGGCGTTTGCATGTCCGGGCCCAGCTTCACCGAACCCGCTCAACAGCTTAGGCGTTGCCCCGTGAGACGCGGGCGGTGTTCCATGTCATGATCGGTCCCCGATGAGCGCCCACGCTATCGTCACCGCGATCGAGGAGGAGAGCCTCGCGCTCTGCCGTCTGCGCGCGACCGGGCGCCAGGACGTCGACCTCGAAGCCCGCGACCATCACTGCCGGCGCATCCGGTCGCTGATCCGCCAGCTTCGGCCCCTCATCGGCACCGTCGAGAAGCGCACCTTCGGCACCGCTGGACGGAGCGAGAAGGGCAAGCCCTTCACCGTCGCGAGGCGGCGCCGGGCGGCCTGATTGGAGGCCATTTCCAAGGTCTCCTGAGATCTTGGAAATATCGGCCGTTTATACACTAAAACATCAACAAAACCAGAGGCTTGCAGGTGGTTTCGGGCTCACGCCGTGTGGGCCGCCAGCGGGCCCGGAATAAAATCCAGACCGAGACGAAGGCAGCCAGCGCCGTCCGGGCGCTCGGGTACCTGCGGGTCTCGACGGAAGAGCAGGCCGCGACCGGCCACGGGCTTGAGGCGCAGGAGAAGGCGGTCCGCTCCTTCGCCGAGAGCCAGGGCTACGAGCTGATCGAGGTCCTCACCGACCCGGGCGTCTCAGGCGCGACCCGGCCCGCCGATCGCCCCGCCTTCGGGCAGGCGCTGGATCTCGCCGCGGCCAAGGCCTTCGACGTGCTTCTGGTGGCGAAGATCGACCGGCTGTCCCGCGACATCCGCCACGCGATGACGACGGTCTCGGATCTCGCCGAGCAGCACGAGGTCGCCTTCCGTTCGGTGACGGAATCGGTGATCGACACCTCCAACCCGATGGGTCGGACCTTCTTCGCGATCTTCGCCGGCATGGCGGAGAACGAGCGTTTCGTGATCCGGGATCGAACTGCCGGCGGCCGGGTGGCCAAGGCCGGCAAGGGCGGTTTCGCCGGGGGGCAGGCGCCCTACGGCTACACGAAGGATCTGGAGGGCGGCCTCCGGGTCGTCCCGGAGCAGGCGCGCATCGTCCGCCGGATTTACCAGGAGCGCCGCCGCAAGCGGACGCTCCAGGCTATCGCCGATGGCTTGAACGCCGAGAGCATCCCGGCGCCGAAGGGTGGCCGCTGGGCCGTCTCCACGGTCGCGTACGTGACCGACAACCCGAAATATCGCGGCGCGATCGAGTACCTGTTCCGCTGGAACGGGACCGAGACGCACGTCCTGCAGCCGGGCGCCCACGCCGCGATCATCGGCTGACGAAAGACCCACATGAACGTGCACGTCCAGGCCGCCGCTCATCGCGCGCGGGTCAATGCCCTGTGGAACCTGATCGCGCCGAAGCGCATCGCGGCCATCCGCTATCTGCCCGACGCGATCGAGGTCCTGCACCCGACCAAGGGCTGGCGCCGCATCTCGCACAAGCGCCTCGGCATCGCGTGACCGCACGCCCCGACTTCACCCCGGCCGACGCGGACCGGGCGCTTCGCCATGCGCAGCGCCTCCAGCGTGACCCGGCGGCCCAGGCCTACGGCGACCATCTCCGTCGCCAGGGCCTGATCCCGGCGCCGGTGCGGCTCCCGGCCGAGACCCCGTACGACGAGGCCCGGGCCGGCGAGTTCGAGGTCCGACGCTCCATGGCCATGAGGAACGCCCGGCCATGCTGAAGCGCCTCGTCCTCCGCTGGCTGCTCCGCGGTCAGCCGGCCACGCCCGCGCCGATCGTCCACCGCGGCGAGCGCGAGCTGACGTCCGGCCCCGACCTCGGCGCGCCGGCCGGCCCGATCGCAAAGCTGTCGCGTGAGGATGCAGAGCGTCTGCTCGGCATCCCGGTGAGGAGCCATCGCTGATGCCCCGCCTCTGCGCCGCCATCCTGCTCGCCGGCATCGCCGCGGCGGCCCTGCGCTCGCGGCGCCCGGCCGTTGTCGTGGGCGCGCGCCGCGCCGTCCCCGACGATGTGCGCGTGTCGGCCGAGCACCTGATGCTCCTCTTCGGCGACATGCCATCCCGGGCCAAGCACTGATGCGCGGAATCGTCGGCTTCCGGCACGCCGCCGGCATCCTCCTGGTGCTCGTCGCCGGCTGGGCCTGGGTGTGGGTGTTCGACCGCCCCGCCCAGGCCGCCTCGTCCGGATTCCTGGCCGGCGCCCTCGCCTGCCCGGCCGGCGTCGAGGGCCCGGCCTGCACCCGCGAGACCGCGCTCGACGTGCTCACCCAGCCGGTGGCGCTGGTCACCGAGTGCCCGATGGTCGGCACGCTGCTGGCCACGCATCTGAGCCTGCCGGCCGGCGGCACGCACAAGACGTTCTGCGAGCGGCGGAAGGGCTGATGCTGGCTCGCCCTCGCCCGCCGGAGCGCCTCCTCGGACAGGAAGGTGCGCTCACAGCGCTGCCGTTCGAGCCGTCGCCGGAGCTGGAGACCTGGGCCCGCGCCGCCTTCATAAGCGAGGACGCGGTGCTGCTGAACGAGGAGCACGCGCACCTCCGGGAGGCGACGCTCGGCTTCATGTGGACGTCCGTGCCGAACGCGCGCGGCGGGAACGGTGTCGTCGGGCAGGCCGAGATCCCGTCCATCCAGGGCGGGAAGTGGGCGCGGGCCCGGTTCTTCCAGCAGGTCGAGGCGTGGTTCGGCCTCGTCCCGGACTTCATGATCACCCTCGACGCGGGCTTCGCGGACCAGGCCGACGACGCCACGTTCTGCTCCCTCGTCGAGCACGAGCTCTACCACTGCGCGCAGGCGAAGGACGCGTTCGGCGCCCTGCGTTTCTCGAAAGCGACGGGCCGGCCGGTCTTCACGATGCGCGGCCACGACGTCGAGGAGTTCGTCGGCGTGGTCGCCCGTTACGGCGTCGGTGCGGCGGCGGGCCAGACCGCGGCGTTGGTCGAGGCGGCCAACCGGCCCCCGATCGTGTGCGAGGCGGACATCGTCGGCGCGTGCGGCACTTGCGGCCGGCGCGTCTGAGATTGACCCGGCGTTGACGGAATCGCGGCCGTGACCACGCTCCCGGATGAGGTGAAAACCTTCATCGTCCAACAGCTTGCGTGCTTCGACGCCCCTTCAGCGGTGGTGTCGGCCGTCAAGGACGAGTTCGCCGTGGCCGTAACGCGCCAGGCGGTCGAGGCCTACGACCCGAACAAGGTCCAGGGTCAGCGGCTCTCGGAGGAGCTGAAGGCCCTTTTCGCCGCGACACGCGAGCGCTTCCTCGCAGATCAGGCCGCGATCGGCGTCTCGCATCGGATGGTGCGGCTCCGGCGCCTGGATCGAATGGTCAACAAGGCCGAGGCGCAGGGCAACATGAGCTTGGCGGCGAACCTCCTGGAGCAGGCTGCTCGGGAGTGTGGCGACGCCTTCACCAACAAGCGCCAGAACGAGGTCAGCGGGAAGGATGGCCAGCCCCTCCTCGCCGGCGGCATCGCCGTCACCTTCATCGACGGCCCCGGCAAACCAAGCTGAGTTCCCGCGCAAGCTGGCGTTCCTGTTCCGGCCGAAGCGGTACAAGATCGCGAAGGGCGGCCGTGGCGGAGGGAAATCCTGGGCCTTCGCCCGTGCGCTCCTGATCCTCGGAGCCCCGAAGAAGCTCCGCATCCTCTGCGCCCGCGAGTTCCAGAATTCGACCGCGGACAGCGTGCACGCGCTGCTGAAGGACCAGGCGGACAAGCTCGGGCTGGGCGCCTTCTACGAGGTGCAGCAGACCCGGATCATCGGGGCGAACGGCACCGAGTTCTCGTTCGAGGGGCTCCGGCACAACGTCACGAAGATCAAGTCCTACGAGGGCGTCGACATCTGCTGGGTCGAGGAGGCCCGCACGGTGTCGAAGTCGTCGTGGGACACGCTCATCCCTACGATCCGCAAGCCGGGCTCCGAGATCTGGATCAGCTTCAACCCGGAGCTGGCAGAGGACGAGACCTATAAGCGGTTCGTCACGCACCCGCCGACGAACTCGGAAGTCGCGACCATCAACTGGTACGACAATCCGTGGTTTCCGGAGGAGCTGCAGCAGGAGGCGAAGGACCTCCTGGCGCGGGACCCGGTCGGGTACGAGACCGTTTGGGAGGGCCACTGCAAGCAGGTCCTCGACGGCGCGATCTACACCCACGAGATCCTGGCCGCGACGCGGGCGGGCCGGTTCCGGAAGGTCCCCTTCGACCCGTCCAAGCGGGTGCACACGTTCTGGGATCTGGGCCGGGCCGACAAGACGAGCATCTGGTTCGCCCAGATCGTCGGCTTCGAGTTCCGGCTGATCGACTTCTACGAGAACCGCGGCTTCGCCCTCGGCCACTACCTGGAGATGCTGGCGCAGCGGGTCGCCGACTGCGGGTACGTCTACGGGGAGCACTGGCTCCCGCACGATGCGCAGAACGAGCTCCTCGCCTCGGAGCGCACGATCGAGCAGCAGATGTGGGCCGCCGGGCACGAGGTCCGGATCACGCCGAAGCTCTCGGTCGCCGCCGGCATCGACGCGGCCCGGCAGGTGTTCGCCCGGTGCTTCTTCGACGAGGAGCGCTGTGCCGACGGCATCCAGGCGCTCCGGAATTACCGGTACGACGTCGACCCGGACACGCAGGCCTTCTCAAAGAACCCGCTGCACGACTGGGCGAGCCACGCGGCCGACGCCTTCCGCTACTTCGCCGTCGCGATCGCCGAGCCCCGCCCGGACGACCCGCCGCCGGAGACCCCGAACGACCGCTACGACCGGCGCCGCCGCCGCGAGCGCGCTGAGACCACCGAAGGCTCCGGATGGGCGCAATGACCGATACCGACGACGCTCCGCTGTCGCCGGAGGAGCAGGCGCGCCATCAGGCCGACCTCGACGCGGCCGCGCTGTTCCGGAAGCTGCGGACGTGGTTCCGGGCGGACCGCGAGGCCTCCTCGGAGTGGCGCGCGGAGGCTCGCGAGGACTTCGACTTCGTTGCCGGCCATCAGTGGTCGGCGCAGGACGAGGCCGCGCTGCGCGAGCAGGGGCGGCCGCCGATCTCCTTCAACCGCATCCTGCCGGTGATCCGGGCCGTTGCCGGCTCCGAGGTGAGCACCCGCCAGGACATCCAGTACCTGCCTCGCCAGATCGGCGATGCGGCGCTGAACGAGGTGCTCACCGAGGCGTCCCGCTACCTCGCCGACGAGGCGGATGCCGAGGACGAGGAGAGCGACGCTTTCATCGATGCGGTGACCTGCGGCGTCGGCGTCGTGGAGATGCGCCTCGATTACGAGACCAACCCCGACGGCGATTACGTCGAGGACCGGGTGAACCCCCTGGAGATGTTCTGGGACGCCTCGGCCACGAAGCGCAACCTCTCGGATGCGCGCCGCGTCTGGCGCGCGAAGTCGATGGACCGTGCCGAGGCCGAGAGCCTGTTCCCGGACGTCGACCCGGCCGACCTGGATGCGGCCTGGGCCGAGGATCGCGACGGCGGCGAGCCGCACCATCAGATCCAGCCCGGCGAGCGACGCTCGGACCGGCTCGGCGATACCGACCAGACCGGCGGCACGAAGCGCGTCACCATCGTCGAGTGCCAGTGGTGGGAGCGGGTGCGGGTCGCGGTGGTGATCGACCCGCAGAGCCAGCAGCCGATCGAGATGGATCCGGCCAAGGCGAAGGTGCTGCTGGAGCGTGCCGAACTGGTCGGCATGCCGGTGCAGGTCTTTCACCGGATGACGCGGAAGTACCGCCGCGCCTTCCTCGGCAACATCATCCTCGGCACGGTCGGCGATGCGCCGGCGGGCGACCGCTTCAGCTACGCCTTCCTGACCGGCGACCGTGACCAGAACCGGGGCTCCTGGTTCGGCATCGTGCGACCGATGCGCGATCCGCAGCGCTTCGCCAACAAGTGGCTGTCGCAGACCATCGACATGCTGAACCGGCAGGCGAAGGGCGGCTACTTCGCCGAGACCTCGGCCGTGAAGGATCAGGCGGCTTTCGAGCGCACCGCGGCCAAGTCCGGCGCGGTCACCTTCGTGAACCCGGGCTCGCTGCGCACCGGCGCGATCAAGGAGAAGCCGCTGCCCGTGATGCCCGCCGGGCACTGGCAGCTCATGGAGTTCGCGATCAACTCCATTCGGGATTCCTCCGGCGTGAACATGGAGTTGCTCGGCCAGCAGCAGAACCAGCAGGCCGGCGTGCTGGAGTACCAGCGCAAGCAGGCGGCGATGAACATCCTCGCCACCATGTTCAACGCCCTGCGCCGGGCCCGGAAGCACATCGGCCGGGTGCGGCTGCATTTCATCCAGACCTACCTCTCGGACGGGCGCCTCGTGCGCATCACCGGGCAGGCCGGCCAGCAGGTGATCCCGCTGCTGCGCGACAAGACCGCAGGCGATTACGACGTGGTGATCGACGAGGCCCCGTCCTCGCCGAACCAGCAGCAGGTGGTCTGGCAGACCTTCGTGTCGGTGCTCCCGATCGTCCGCGACATGATCACCCCGCAGGTGCTCCTCGAGGTGCTGCCCTACTCGCCGTTCCCCGACAGCTTCGTAGCCAAGATGCGCGAGCTGCTCGCGAGCCAGCAGCAGGATCCGGAGGCCCAGCAGCGGCAGCAGATTGCCCTGCAGGAGGCCCTCACGAAGATCGAGGAGACCGCGGCCGGCGCCGACCTGAAGCGCGCGCAGGCCCAGCACCAGCGCTCGCTCAGCCAGTACGACCAGGTCGACACGGTCGGGCGCACGCTGGAGATCGCGCACGGCCACACGCAGGTGATGCAGGAGCGTCGGAACACCGCCGCGCCGCATCAGCATGGTGGCCCGGCCCCGACGCCGATCCCCGTGGACCGGCCGCCGTTCAACGCCCTGCCCGCGGCCGCCGCGCCAGGGCCCCAGCTCTATCCGGTTCAGCCGAGCTTCTAACCCATGCGCCTCGTTGAGCTGCGCACCTTCACCGGCGATCCGTCGGCGGAGGGCGAACCCGTGTTCGTGGCGCCCGACAACGTCGGGATGGTCGCGGTCGCGATGGCTGACCCGCCCGCCGCCGAGGTGTGGCTGAAGGTCGGCACCCCGATGCTGCTGGTCGATGGCTCGGCGCGGGCCGTCTCCGAGCTGCTCGCCGAGGGCAAGGTCGACCGCCTGCCCGCCCCGCCCAAGCCGATCGCCGAACCGCGGCGCCCCCGCGCCGACGGGATGACCTGGCGCACCTGACCCCTTCCGCCCGGCCGGCGCGTCAGACCGGCCTTCCGTCCCATCACGTCACGAGGATCTGGACCACATGATCGACAGCGATTTCTCCGCCCCCATCGACGCCGACGACGCCTTCTCTCCCGAGGAGCAGGCGCAGTGGGATGCCATGCGCAGCGGTGCGACCGATCTGGAGCCGGTGGTCGGCTCGACGACCGCCCCCGCTCCCGCCGCCGCTCCCGAGGGTACCGCTGCCCCGGCCCCGGCCGGTGAGGCTGCCGCGCCCGGCGAGGTCGTGGATCCGGATGCTGAGGATGCCGACGATCCCGAGAAGAACCGCGGCCGGTTCGTGCGGCATGGCGCGTTCCATAAGGAGCGTGAGGCCCGCAAGGCTGCCCAGCGCGACCTCGCTGCCCTCCAGGAGAGGTTCGCCCGCGGCGACGAGCGCCTGCGCATCCTGTCCGAGGCGATGCAGAAGCCGGCCGCCCCTGCCCAGCCGGCGGCCACCGCCGAGCCCGCCAAGGTGCCGGATCCGAACGAGGACATCTTCGGGTACGCGAAGTACCTGGAGCAGCAGATCGAGGCGATCCGCACCGGCCAGACCCAGCTCACCGAGACTCAGAAGAAGGCCGAGGAGGATCGCCGGGCCGCAGACGAGCGGAACGACGTGATCGGCTTCTACCGCCAGGATCTTCAGCGCGCCGTCGCCGCCGACGCCACCCTTTCGGACGCCTACCAGCACCTGTTCTCCGGCCGCGTGGCCGAGTTGGAGCTCGTCGGCATGTCGAAGGAGGACGCCATCAACACCGTGCGGGAGGAGGAGTTCAACCTCGCGCAGACGGCTCGCCAGCGCGGGCAGTCGCCGGCAGCTCTGATCGCCGCGCTGGCCAAGAGCCGCGGGTTCACCCCCAAGGCTGCGGAGGCCGCCCCCGCCGCCGCCCCGACCGAGACCGCGGCAGAGAAGGCGGCCCGTGTCGATGCGGGCCAGAAGGGGCCCGGCATGTCGCTGTCGGCCGCCGGCGGTTCGCCCGCGGGTGAGGTGACGGCCGAGATGCTGGCCAACATGTCCGACGAGGAGTTCTCCGCCTTCCAGAAGGCCAACGGGCGGAAGCTCCGCCAGCTCATGGGGGCCTGATCGCTCCGCGGCGCGCGGGATCACTCGCGCGCCGCACCTTTACTGTTGACCCGACGGGCGAACACGCTCAAAGGACTACCGCCGCGAGACGCGCGGGCCCAGCCGGCCCCGTCTGCGAGCATCCCCAGTTTCCGACAGGTCGACGCGCCGCACTCTGCTGTTCCCAGCGGGGCGCTTCCGCACGTCAGCCTGTCGTCCGCCTGATCGCATGTCACGCGATCCGCACGGCCGCGTCACAGCCTCCGTCCGCGCCACGTCACGGTGCCCGTCCGACCACCGTCCCCAACGGTCACCCGGGGCCCGGCTTTCGTCTGCCCGCGACGTAACGCGCGGCACGAACCTTCCCGCATCCCCCCGATTTCAAGGATCCCCGTCATGGGTGTGACCGCTTATGCGCTGAACGACGCGCTGGCGGCGAAGCTCTGGTCGAAGAGCCTCTCCGTCGAAGCCACCAAGGCCCTCGATATCGCCCCGCTGTTCGGCGAGTCGGCCAAGTCCGTCATCCAGATCAAGACCGAGACCCAGAAGGGTGTCGGCGACAAGGTCACGTTCGGCCTGCGCATGCAGCTCGCCGGCAACGGCTTCACCTCGTCCGACCGCGCCGAGGGCAACGGCGAGCAGCTCTCGACCATGTCCGACGCGATCACCATCGACGAGCTCGGCAACGTCGTCGGCATCCGCTCGAAGTTCACGATCGACCAGCAGCGCGTGCCGTTCAACCTGCGCGACGAGGCCAAGGACGGCCTGTCCGACTGGTTCCAGCTCCGCACCTCGGTGTCGTTCTTCAACCACGCCTGCGGCTTCACCCCCGCCAACGTGGTGCAGGTCGACGGCTCCGGCGGCGTGAAGTTCACCGGCAACAACGTCGTGACCGCGGCCACCCGGGTGATCCGCCCGAACGGCAAGGCCAACGACGGCGCCCTCGGTGCGGGCGATGGCCTCACCCTGGCGCAGATCGACGCCGCCGTGGAGATCGCCAAGACGGGTGGTGCCGCCGGCGCGCCGAAGATGCGCCCGGTCAAGATCGACGGCATGGGCGAGATGTGGGTGATGTACATCCACCCGACCCAGGTGACCCAGCTGCGGATCAACGCCGGTGCGGGCCAGTGGCTCGACATCCAGAAGGCCGCGATGCAGGGCGGCGAGATTACCAAGAACCCGATCTTCGACGGGTCGCTCGGCGTCTACAACAACGTCATTCTGCGCGAGTCCCAGCAGGTCACCCTCGGCGTCGCCCCCGACGGCAAGACCATCCTGCCGAACGTGCGCCGCGCGGTTCTGCTCGGTGCCCAGGCCGTCACGGCGGCCTTCGGCAAGGGCGGCGGCCCCGAGAAGTTCCGCTGGAACGAGGAGCTGTACGACCACAAGCGCGAGCTCGAGGTCTCGGCCTGGGCGATCTGGGGCATCAAGAAGACGACCTACAACGGCGTCGACTTCGCCGTGATCGTCATCCCGACCTACGCCGTCAACGCCGGCTGATCGGCCTCCCTCCCCGCATGAACCCCGCCCGCGGCCCTGACCGGCTGCGGGCTCCTCTGCCCATGCGCGTGAGCCGCCCGGCTGCGCGTCCATCTTCGAGAGGGGCCTGACATGGCCACCAACACCAGCCCGACCAAGCCGGCGGTGCGCTCCCTCCTGCACGGGCAGGTCGGCGAGATCCGCACCACCGTCACGTTCAACGACGTCAGCCGCCCGATGACGGCCGCCTTCCCGGCCGGCGCCCAGATCCTGTCCACGGTCATCACCGTCACGCAGGCCTTCAACGGCGGCACCAATGCCCTCACCGTCGGCTCCGCGCCGGGCGGCAATGACCTTGTCGCCACGGGCGACTCCGCCGTCGGTGCGGCCGGCGTGAAGCGTCCGGACACCGCCACCGCCCTTGGTCGCCTCCCCGCCGATACGGTGCCGTACATCGGCTACGCCCAGACCGGCGCAGCGGCGACGCAGGGCTCGGCCGAGGTCGTGTTCACCTACGCCGCGCCGCGCGCCTGATGCGCGGCTCGATGCTGCTGCACCTCGCTGCGGCGGCCCTGGCGGCGGAGGCGGACCAGCCCCCGCCGTCGCCCTCGAAGACGGAGACGGTGCCCGATGCCGACCAAGGACGGGCGGCCGACGCTCGCCGATCTGTACGCGGAGATCGCGGACGACATCGAGCGCGCGGACCTCGGCCCGCAGATCGCGACGGCCGTTGACCGGGCGATCCGGTTCTTCCAGCCGGACCGCTTCTTCTTCAACGAAGGGTACGTGACGTTCCAGACCATTCCCGGGTCGGACGTCTACGCGTCCGGTGATGCGGGCGCGATCCCGGACCTGATGGCGATCGACAGCGTCGTCATGCTCGATGGGTCGACCCCGACCGTCCTGCAGCGAGTCGATGAGGCCGGGATTGAGGCGGCAGATCAGCCGTCCAGTCAGTCCCAGCCGTTCGCCTACTCGTACTTCGAGCGCTCGCTCCGGCTGTGGCCGATGCCGTCCGACGTCTGGACGGTGCGGGTCATGGCGCATGTCCGCCTGCCGGCGCCGGCTCTCGACGAGGCGAACGCCTGGACCGACGAGGCCTCCGGGCTGATCGCGGCCCGGGCGAAGTGGCACCTCGCGCTGAACGCCCTGCGCAGCGCGCCCATGGCGCAGATGCAGGCCCAGATCGTCGACGACGAGCTGCGGGCGCTGCGCGGGCGCTCGAACGTCATCGCCTCCACCGGCCAGGTCCAGGCCTATTACCTCTGAGGCGCTCATGGCCAGCGAGATCACGGACTACCCGAGCCTGTCGGCCGCGTTCGAGAACTACCTCGCGCGCACCGACCTGACCGAGTTCCTGCCGTACTTCGTGCGCGTCACGGAGGCGTGGCTGAACCGGCAGCTCCGCACCCGGGAGATGATGGCCACCGCCGGCCTGCTCGGGGTCGACGGCACGCCCGGGTACGCGATCCCGGCCGACTATCTGGAGTGGATCGCGCTCCAGTGGTCTTCGGCCGACCTCTCCCGCGTGCAGATGCTGCGCTACGTCGAGCCGGACAGCCCGGAGTTCCGGCACCGGTTCCGGCCGAACGGCGACCCGCAGTACTTCACCGTGCTCGGCGACCAGGTTCAGACCCGCTCGCTCCAGCCCGGCAAGGTCACCCTGACCTATTACCGGCAGATCCCGGCGCTCTCGGCCGCCGCGCCGACGAACTGGCTCCTGACCAAGGCGCCGGAGCTCTACCTCTACGGCGTCATGGCCGAGGCCTACCGGTTCCAGAAGGACGAGGCCCGGAACCAGAAGTGGCTCGCCGACGGCATGGCGTTCCTCCAGGCGCTGATGGGCCAGGGCGACTCCCAGAAGACGGGCGGGCGCCCGCGCCGCGCGGCCGAGGACCAGGCCGAGGCCACCGCCCGCGACACGCCGAACTAAGCCGTGCCCGATCCGATCAAGCTGGCGCCGTTCGCGCCCGATACGGCCTCGGTCGACGCTGCGGTCTCGGCGGTCGCCACGAACGTGGTGCCGCGTTCGGACGGCTACGGCCCGGTCCTGGCGCCGGTACCGCTGTCGCTCGCCCTGCCGGCGGAGTGCCGCGGCGCCATCGCGGTGTTCTCCCCGACCTACAACTTCCCGATCTACGTCGCCGGCACGTCGAAGGGACTGTTCGTCTACAAGACGACGGATCAGGCGTGGCACGAGGTGACGAACCCGAACACCTCCTACAGCGTGCCGCCGGGGGACTACTGGTCCTTCGCGATCTACGGCACCCTGCTGCTCGCCTGCTCGGCCGGCACCCCGGTCCAGAAGGCCACCATCGACGTCATCCAGGCCGGGACGCAGCCGTTCGCGGACCTCGGCGGCAACCCGCCCCGGGCCCGGCACATGGGCGTTGTCGGCGACTTCCTGGTGCTGGCAGGCCTTCCGGACACCCCGCAGTCGGTGCGCTGGTCGAACAGCGGCAACATCGAGCAGTGGCCGCTCGGCCAGCTCGACCAGGAGGGCGACGACCAGCAGCTCCCCGACGGCGGCGCCGTGACCGGCTTCGCGGGCGGCGAGTATGGCGTGATCTTCCAGGAGCGGGCGATCCGGCGCATGACGCTGAGCCCGGATTCCGGGAACGTGTTCGACTGCTCGGTGCTCGAGGAGAACCGCGGCGCGGTGGCGCCCTGGTGCATCGCCAAGGTCGGGCCGCGCATCTTCTTCCTCGACCGCGATGGCTTCTATGCCCTGGTGATCGGCGGCGGCCCCTCGCAGCCGATCGGCGCCGAGCGGGTGAACCGGTTCTTCCAGGGGCGCGTCGATCCGGAGCGGGTCGGCATGACGGTGGCGTTCCGCGACCCGACCGGCGAGCGGATCCTGTTCGCCTACCGGCTCGCCGGCACCGACGCCTCGGACCCGTCCCTGCTGGGCGAGGCCCTCCTGTACGACTGGCTGCTCGACCGCTGGTCGTTCATCAACACCCCGATCCGCTTCGGCATGTCGGCGGCGACGCCGGACACCTCGGTCGACAGCATCGAGGGGTCGATCGATGACCCGGCCCAGCCCTCGCTCGACGACCCGATGTACCAGGGCGGCGCGACGCTGCTCGCGGTCATGACGACCGATAACCGCCTCGCCGTGCTCGACGGGGCGCCGCTCGAGGCGGTGGTGCAGACCCCCGACGCCATGCTGGCGCGGCCGAACCGGGCGTTCGTGCGGGCGGCCCGTGTCGACACAGATGCCGACGACTGGCGCCTGACCCTGGGCGTCCGCGAGAGCCTCGGCGCCTCGACCGCCGTCCGCTGGCTCAGCGAGGCCGCGCCGACCGTCGAGCGGTTCGCGCCGGCGCGCGCCTCGGGCCGGTACCACCGCGCCCGGGTGCGGATCCCGGCTGGCACGACTTGGTCCTACGTCTCGGCGATCGAGCCGGACGCCACGGCGGAGGGGGCCCGATGAACGTCCCCGGCCGGAACGAGAAGGACCTGTCGCTCTTCAGCCGCGCGATCGACGACCTCGCGCGCGGCGCCACCAACGCGATCGCGTCGAGCACCTTCACCCTCGCCAACGGGGTCTCGCGCACCGTCGTGCCTTGCGAGAACTGCGGTCCGGGCGCCCTGCCGCGCTGGGTGCCAATCACGGAGTCCGCGTCGAAGGCGCAGCTCTGGCTCGTCTCGGCCGACCGCCGCAGCTTCACCGTCGGCCACGATCTGAACCCGGCCACGGACCGCACCTTCCGCTTCGAGATGCGCCGGGCCTGATGCGCCTCCAGCCCCTGTCGATGCCGCTCGCGCCTGACCTCGCCGAGCGCGTCGAGGCGTGCCTGGGCGCCGCCTGCGCCCTGCCCCGCTGCGACCTGACCGTGGCTGGGCTGCTGGCGGCCTGCGCTGCCGGGCAGGCTCAGCTCGTCGGGATCTTCGAGGGCGACCGGTTCGTAGCGGCGGGCGTGACGCAGGTCCGCCAGCACCGCGGCGGCCGCCTGTCCTGTTGGGTGCTGTCGCTCGGCGGCCGCGCGGCCGGCCCGTGGGGCGCCGTCATCGCCGCCGTCGAGCGCGGCGCGGCCCGGCTCGGCTGCACCACCGTCGAGTTCGTCGGCCGCCGCGGCTGGGCCCGCGTGCTGCCGGATTACACCGCCGCGCCCTGCGAGCTCGGCCACCACTTCACCAAGCGCATCGGGGCCTGACATGGGCGGCGGCACCAAGACCCAGACCACGGTCCAGCAGCAGAACAACGACCCGTGGGCGCCGGCACAGCCCGCGCTCCAGGGCGTGCTCGCCGGCGCGACCGCGGCGTACAACTCGGGCGTCGGCTCGCAGGTCTACACCGGCCCGCGCTACGCTGGCCTGGGCGACACCTCGCTCGCCTCGCTGGACATGATCGCCGGCAACGCCAACGCCGGCCAGGGTGCGGCCAAGGCCGGCGACAGCTTCCTGACCGGGCTGCTGTCGAACGGCGGCACAACCTCCGGCATCCAGGCCGCGCTCTCGGGCCTCGACAGCATCGGAAAGATCGATTCGTCGCGGGTGAGCCAGCTCGCCGACACGATGGCCGACCCGAACAACCTCGCCTACTCGACGGCGCGGGCGCTCACCCGGGGCGACTATAACCTCTCGACCGACGGCTACACCGGCCTGCTCAACGGGCTGTCCGGGCAGACGCAGACGGAGAAGTCGCTGCAGGACGCCGCCGACGGCAAGTTCCTCGGGGGCGCGAACCCGTACCTCGACGCGGTGATCGGGCGGAGCCAGGGCGAGGCGGCCTCGAAGATCGCCCAGTCCATGGGCGCGGCCGGCCGCAGCGGCTCGGGGCGCTATGCCGCGACGATCGCCGACTCCCTCGGCGCGATCGGCACGCATGCGCGGTACACGGACTACGACAACGAGCGCACCCGGCAGATGCAGGCGGCCACGGCGATCGACAGCTCGCGCAACGCCCGGACCAGCCTCCAGCAGGGCCTCTACGGGTCGATCAACAACGCCGAGCAGGTGAACGCCGGCCTCGCGCTGTCCGGAGCCGGCCTCTACAACGACACGAACTCGACCGCGCTGACGGGCGCGAACTCGCTGGCGAGCCTGGATAACCAGAACATCCAGAACGCCATGCAGACGTCGTCGCTGAAGCTTTCGGCGGCGCAGGCGGACCGCGCCGCGGCGATGGCCGGCCTGGGCATGATCGGGCAGAACATCGACAACCTCCAGCGTCCCGGGCTGACCCTGGCCGGTGTCGGCGCCGCCCTCGATGCGGACCGCCAGGCCCAGCTCGACGCCGCGCAGGAGCAGTTCGCCGACCAGCAGGCCTCGCCCTGGAAGCAACTCGGCCTCTACGCCGGCATCGTCGACCCGATCGCGGGTCTCGGCGGCTCCTCGAGCGGCACGTCGGTCCAGAAGATCCCGCAGCCGGGCGTGCTCCAGCAGCTGCTCGGTGGCGGTCTGGCCATCGCCGGCACCGCCTCGAAGTTCATCGGCAAGTAGGAGCGCGTCGTGTCCGCAGGTCTCGCGCCGTTCGGCGCCCTCTCCCCGGCCGACATCGCCCGGCTGATGCAGCAGACGCGGCCGCAGATGGACGTCTCGGCCGATGACGTGCCGGCGGCCGTCCCGCCCGGCTTCACTGGCTTCGTGCCTCCGACCGCCCCGACCATGCAGCCGCAGATCGCCGCCGCGGTACCGGCCGTCGAGCCCGAGGCGCCCGCCCGCGCGCCGCTGCGTATGTTCGGCGCGCTGCCGCCGCAGATGTCGGCGCCCGTGGCCGCGGAGCCGGAGCGGTCGCCGCTGCCC